AGAGAGAGGTAAAAGGGATAAATTAATGAGGTTTGAAAAACAAGCATCATTTAATATTAAAAAAAGACTAGTAACTTGGTCATCTAAAGACTGGAACAAGACCGAGATAACACAAGCGGATGACCATTTAAGAGCATACATACAAAAAGAATTAAAAAAATAAATAAGTTATGAAGATAGAATTGAAAAGTAAAATCAATAAAGACAAGTATACAGAGTATATTTATAACACCTTAGATGTTCAAGAATCGGAGGAGTCTATAGTAGAAGTAGAATTTAGTCTAGGTGAAGCAAAGAACTTTGATTGGAATATAGGTGTAATATATGGTGGTAGTGGTTCAGGAAAGTCAACGATATTAAAAAGAATGGGAGAGGTTAAAGAGCCTATTTTTGATAATGAAAAACCTTTAATATCTAACTTTGATTGGTTAGAACCAAAAGAAGCCTCATTTCTCTTAATTAGTATCGGTCTTTCTTCTATTCCTACATGGTTAAGACCATTTAGAACCCTATCAAATGGAGAGCAATATAGAGCAAAAGTAGCTTACTTGATAGGTAAAGCAAAAGAGAATGAGGTTGTTCTTATAGATGAGTTTACTAGTGTGGTTGACAGAGACGTGGCTAAAGCTATGTCCTATTCAATGCAGAAATACCTAAGAAGAAACAACAAAAGGGTAATATTAGCATCTTGTCATTGTGACATAATGGAGTGGTTAACACCTGATTGGATTTGTTCACCACAAAAAAACGGAGGGGCACTTGAGAGAGGTCAATGGCTTCGGCAATCAAGACCCAATGTCGAGCTTCAAGTTAGTAGAGTCGAGTCAGGTACTTGGGACTTGTTCAAAAAACATCACTATATGAGTGACAAGGCTAATGAAGCGTATATGTACTTTCTATTTACTTGGAATAATAAACCCATAGCTATATCCGTCATAGGTAGGCAAGTCGGTAGGGGTGTTGGATTAGCTTATAGAGATAGTAGGATAGTTGTTTTGCCTGATTTTCAAGGCATGGGGATTGGTTCTCATATTTCTAATTTTTTTGGAGGTGTTTTTAAATTTATGGGTGCTAGGTATTTTACAAAAACAATACACCCCGCACTAGGTGAATATAGAAACAACTCAGACAAATGGAAACCAACATATTTTAATGGTAAGGTTAGAAAACAATCAACGGCAATAAGCAATAAATACACAAGTATAAAGCTAAGGGCTTCATATTGCCATGAGTATACAGGGGAATCAATAAGTGGTTACTCTGAATTATTAAAACCAATAAAGGAAATGAGAGAAAATAAAAACAAACAAATAAAACTATTTTAAAATGATAGAACAAAAAGGCACAAATTTAGCATACTTACAAGACTTCAAAGAAGGTCGAATAAAACAAGGTCTAGGAATAGGATGCGACCTAGACAAGCACATCAGGTTTAAAAAAGGTCAATTAGTAATATTTCAAGGACATGATAATGTAGGTAAAACTTACATTTTCGGTTGGTACGCTTTATGCTTAGCCTTGAAACATGGAATCAAGTTCTGTATGTATACAGGAGAGAATACTTCAGGTAATATGTTTAGAGACCTAATACAATTTTATACAGGCAAGACGTTTGAAGAGATGTCAATGAGTGAAATAAAGGAGGCTTACGCATACCTAGACCAATTCTTTGAGTTTGTAGACAATTCAAAACTATATAAGCCTGAAGACTTGTTTAAAATATTTGAGAAATCAGATGCGGACGCTTGTCTCATAGACCCGTTTACTGCATTAGATAGAGACATGAGTTATACGGGGAACTACGAATTTCTCAACGCCACTCGTCAATTCTGTAATCAGACAGGCAAAACGATTTATGTTTCTTCTCATCCTAATAGCGAGTCGGGTAGACAAACAAACATATATCCTGAGAGTCACGTGTGGGCGGGTCACCTTAAAGCTCCGTTAAAGGCCTCGATTGAAGGAGGTAAAGCGTTTTTAAATAGATGTGACGACATGTTCACGATACATAGATTAGTGAGTCATCCTGAAATGAAATACCAAACAATGATAAGTGTAGACAAAGTTAAGGATAGAACTACGGGTGGTGAGTGCACTATATTAAACGAGCCTTTGTTATTTGATTTTAATAACGGAAGAGGGTTTACTCATGGAGGTGTAGACCCCTTGAGAGATTTAAGAAAGTCCCCACCCAAACAATTAACAATAGATAACAGAGCATTAAACAACTTTAGAAGAACATCAGACACACCCTTTTAAAATGGATACATTAAAACAATTAGAATCAAGCATTGCCTTGAATACGATAGAAACAAAGATGACATTGTCATTAGACGAGATAAAAAGAAACAACCCTAATAGAACTGACCTGATAGAATCCCTAGAGGACTCACTTAAGGACATTCAGACGGTCAAGAACTTTATGGGTGAGTTGGTTGAGAATTGGCAGGTAGAATGTAAAACCTCATTCAGATTGGCACAGGCTAACGCAGAGTTAAGAGTAGCTCTTGACAAAAGAGAGGAGGAGATTATAGACATGCAAAGAGAGGTTAAATGAAGTGCAAGTATTGTAAAACCGATTTCGTAAAGGTAGCACCTAAACAAAGAGTTTGTACATCTAGCGAATGTCTAAAGAGGTTCTCTGACGAGGTTAAGGATAAGGAGTGGAAAGCTAAGAAGAAGAAGCTCAAAGAAGAACTACAAACCGTTAGCGACTTGACTAAGATAGCTCAGAAGTACTGCAATGACTTCATAAGGTTAAGAGATAAGGATAGGGAATGTATCTCATGCGACAAGCAACTCAAGGGTAAATTTGACGCAGGTCATTATTTCGAAAGTTCTCGATATCCTTCAGTCAGGTTTGATTATTTTAACATTCATGGTCAATGTGTAAACTGCAACAAGCATAGACACGGCAACCTTTTAGAATATCAGATAGGTATTGAGAAGCGTGTAGGTGGTGTTGAGTTGTTTGAATTACATAGAAAGGCTCACGAAAAGCGTACTTACACTAAAGAGGAACTGCGTAGTATTACTGAGTATTATAAAAAAAAGATAAAAAAACTAAAAGAAAACTTGCAGAACAAAAATAAATAGTTAACTTTACATTATAATTAATAAACATAAATAAAATGAAACATTTATTCAAGGCATTAGCCTCATTTCAAAACGAAGTACCAACGATTCACAAAGGTACAAAAGGGTATGGTTACTCTTACGCAGACCTACCTACAATTTTTAACGTAATTAATCCATTACTAGACAAACATGGTTTAGGAGTCACACAATTACTCAACTCAGACGAGCAAGGTGACTACATTAATACGATTGTATTTCATACCGAGTCAGGTGAAACAATAGAGTCAAAGACTCGTATTCCTAAAGTAACCCTCAAAGGCATGAATGACTATCAGGGTTTTGGAAGTGGTGTTACTTACTATAGAAGATACGCTTTGTCATGCGCTTTACGTTTAGTTACTGACGTAGATAACGACGGCTCAGGTGTTCAGGTTGCAAAGAAGTCACCTAAGAATACTTATGCTCACGTTGAAACTATTGTATCAGATAAAAAGACTATGACTCCTGCGCAATTCGAGAAGTGCCTTAAGGCTATCTCTAACGGAACGTACACAATAGAAAGGTTACATAAGGAGTTTATGCTTACCGATATTCAATCTAACGCTTTAAAAGTTGCAAAGATATGAAGTTAAGGGCATCACAAGTAGGTAAGGTTATGGCATCCGCAAGGGGTGCCAACCTTTCCGTAGGAGCAAAGAGTTACGTTCAAGGACTAGCTAAAGAGCATGTCTTAGGGCGTAGAATGGAATTTAACTCTAAGTATACTAACAAGGGTAACGAGTGTGAACAAGACGGCATCAACTTACTCTCTGAGGTTAGAGACGACCTTCCGTTCTTGGTTAAGAATGAGGAGTATTTCGAGAATGATTTATTCACGGGTACTCCTGACATTTTGACAGATGAATATGTTATAGATATTAAGTGTTCTTTTAATATGGACACGTTTCCAATGTTTAAAGATTCGATACCTAACAAGGACTATATATATCAACTTCAGACATACATGCACTTAGCAAACAAGTCTAAAGCTATGTTAGTCTATTGCTTAGTGGATACGCCTGAGTATATTATAAAAAGAGAGGTTAGAGATGCTTTAAAAGATATTGACGATAACAATGAGGAGGCTTTAATGTTTACCGAAATGGCTATCCGAAATAAACATACATTCTCTAATGAGTCTGCAAAGAATCGAATCAAGGTATTTGAGATAGAGAGAAGTCAAGAGACTCTAATAGAAATGGAGTCTAAAGCTATGGCTTGTCAAGAGTATTTTAACCAACTATTAAACGAAATAAAATGAGTAGAATAGAAAACCCAAAGCATTACACCAAGGGAATAGAGACATGGGATTACATTCATAGTAAAGACATGTCATTCTTTGAGGGTAATATTATAAAGTACGTCTCAAGGTGGAAAGATAAGAATGGTATTGAGGACTTAAAGAAGGCTAAGCAATACTTAGACAGGTTGATATACCTAGAAGAAACTAAGTAGAACTACGTAGAGAGTGAAATTAATTAAAACTTTTTTCACTTTTTACTTGCAGGTTTAAAAAATAGCCGTATCTTTACATCATTAATAACAACAAAAAAAACACAAATACAATGAAACATTTAATTTTAACAATCGCAACCCTTTTAACAACTATCCTAACAGCTCAGTTAGATATCGTAAACGACTTCGACAAGTGGACGTTTACCAATACCGCAGGAGTAGAACCTTATGGAGCTATGACTACAACGCTAGCAGGAAGTAACGGGTATAAGAATAATGATACAACTTTTTTAACGTCTCCTATATATCAAATGAATGGAGAGGTTGAATTATCTTATAGGGTTGAGGGTATTATAGAGAAAAAGAGAGACTTCATGTATCTAGAATACAGGGTTAACAATGTTGAATGGATTCGTTTATCTAAGTTTTCAGGCTCTAAGAACAAGAATAAATACAAATTAATAGAGGCTTATGGTGATGTCGAATTTAGATTCATTCTAGTTACTGACAAGTGTATAAATACTTATTACGACAATTGTTTTCAAGAGCGCCTATATTATTATGACATTCCTTCATGGTCTTTATATTCAGGCGGTGATGCTTTGCCTGTTGTTTTCGGAGGTGCTGACTTAGACTGCGAGGGTTTGACTTGGTATACTCATTCGGAGTATAATGCTTCACACTTTATAGTAAAGACTCAAGGGGTTATAGGTAACTCAAGTGAGTTCAATGGTGAAGACGGAGAGAGGTTTGTTCCTGCATCAGGATACTCAACAAGCCTTAGAGAGTATTGGAGTAGATTAGACTTAAGGGGTGAGCATTTGATTACATTGTCTCAAGTAG